TACCGTGAGGATTTCATTGCCCAAAACATGGCTAAATTGAACCGTGCGTTAGCAAAACACATTGATGATAATATGAGTGCAAGTGATATTAAGGTAAATATTGGTGGTGATGGTGCTGAGGTGATTGCCATTGTGGATGGTAAAGTATTTAGAACATTCGGTACATTGTGTGGTGGTTATGTTCAGTGTTTACATTACCGTTACAGAAGTTCTTTAAAATAATTCACAATAAATTTGGCTTCCCAAGATAGGGTCGTATATTCACCGTGTTGGAGTTCATTGAAGTAATAAATTAAAATAGTCAGGTGGCGAAAATAGGTAGACGCTAACTCGTAGGTTGAAAAGCAATGGAAAACCGCCAGTAGATGTGGGTAAAAATCCCACCGAGTTGATATAGACGTATAATACAGGTTCGAATCCTGTCCTGACTACAAACATTAGGATTAATTACCCTAATGCTGAGAGGTTCGAAACTCTCGATTGATTATAGTGTAATGGTGCACAGAGACCGTAACTGGAGCTCAGGATTAAGGTTCAAATCCTTATTAATCAGCAAATATAGTCAGGTGGCGGAATGGTAGACGCTAGTTAACAGACAGAGAGATAAAAGGAATGGTTTACTCTCATACAGGTTCAAATCCTGTCCTGACTACTAAAATTAAAAAACTATGGAATACCTTATGATCTTGAGTTTAGTGATGAATGTATTTTCTTTTTATGCAATTTACCTCCTTAAAAAAGAAGTTGATAAATTAAAAAACTAAAACAAAATAGTCAGGTGGCGGAATGGTAGACGCTATCTAAAAGATCATATGAAAGGGTGATATAAGAGTGAAACAAATAAACCCACTTACAGGTTCGAATCCTGTCCTGACTACTAAAAATAAATGTTATGAAAGATATGATCAAACAATCCATCATTGGAGCGATTTACATTTTTATGGTGGCAGCCATGGGTGCGGTACTGGTGATTGCCCTGTATACTATGGCAGGTAAATAACCCCTGTTGGGTAGGTAGTACGGGGACGGGGGGTAGTACGTGGGTATGCCGGCCGGTATATATACCGCGTAGGTACCTAATATAGCACCACGCGCGCCGTTGTCCATACGCGCGGGTATACGGCGGAAAAGGGACTTAGCGCAAAAACTATATCGACTATAGGTACAACCCATCGACAAATATATACAAATATACGATCCCATACGATGCCCCCCAAATGAATCCACGTTTCACTATAGGGAAATTTTTACGGAAAGCCGTAAAAGCGATCCGAAAGTCTTTTAAAGAAATTTGGCTATCGCAAAGTATATACGTATATTTATGACATATTAATAATAATGGTTATGATGCAAGTTACAGAAAAAATAAATCATTGGGGTAAAGAAATTGAGGTTATTAAGTCAGCATTATTTGTTGATACTATAAAAATTTCTAGAAGACAGAGTGAGTTAGCTAAAAAAGAAGATAGAGATTGTGTAGTAAGAGCATTTATGGGTGCCTTAGATATTTCATATGACCAAGCACACGCTTGGGTTAAAAAGAATATGCAACGTGAGGATCGTAAAGGTACGTTTACAGTAAAATACAGTAAAAACATTATTGGTAAAACAAAAAACGGTTACAAAGTTAGTTACATTGGAACCCACCCATCAAAAGAGGGTATTAACAGTAGAATCGGTTCAAGTAAAATATTGGTAAACAAGCAATATAAAAAAGCCACAGGTTATACATTAAAATCATTCATGGAAAATAATCCAGTAGGTCGATTTGTATTAATCGTTCAAGGTCATGCAGTAGCGGTTGTAAATGGAGTGTTATATGCCAATACAGGAGAAAATGCAGTTGGATTATATCGTTCGGTTTGGATGGGATTTGAAATAAAATAAAAACAGATTTGCGATAAGCTTGAAAGCTTATTTGGCTCCCGCAGATCCTGTTCGTATATTCACGACATAGAAATAAATAAAGGTTATGATAAAATTAGTAAGTAAAAAAGAAGAAGTAAAAACCGCCTTAATGGTAGGTTCAAGAGTAACTTTCATCGGTAATTTACCAGGTGGACAATGGGATAACTACAGTGGATGGAGTAAAGTAGGTAGCATGTTTGGTACTATTACTAAAATAAACAAAGTAAACGCTCTCATAGAAGATAAAAATGGGGATATTTATTCAGTTTCATTTGATAAATTAACTCACATCAACGATTTATTTTAAAATAAAGAAAAACAGATTTGGCTCCCCGAATTCTTGTTCGTATATTCCCGGGGTAGAAGAAAAATAAAGGTTATGGAAGATAAAATTAAAGTAAGTATCGTAATTCAAAGCATGTTAAGTGATGCTATGGTAGAAGTTCACCACCAAGAATTAATGGAAGAAGGTCAAGAACGTTTACGTTTTGTAAAGTATTTGATTCACCACTATTCAAATACCAACCAAGAAATTTTGGTTGATTTTGTTTATGAACAGTTTAAGAAATTTGATAACAAATAATATGCAAACAATAGCAACACTATTAATCCTAGGTCTTATTTGGATATCAGCATTTGCTTATTCCAAGTACCGTAATGACAATTTTAATCCATACAAATAATATGAAAATTAGAATAGAAAATATCGAATGTAGGTTTGCCCAAAACCGATATGAGTTTGTTAAATGGTACCCAAATAAATACTTTGGAACCAAAGCACAACTCATAGCCGATGGATATCAACTTCATAACATCCATGATGATAATTTTATACTAACAAAAGGTAATCACACCATACATGATTCTTGTTTCCAAAGCCCCGAAAGTTGTTACGTAATAGCCACTATTGTTTACGACAAAAACGAACGCTGTACCGAAATCCAATCTGTTGGATCCCGTTTGTTGGACTTAACCAAAAATGAAAGAAACAATTTCTTTGAAGTTTACCACTATGCCGACAAACAAATCAAAAAAGAAAATAAAAACAAAAACAATGACTAACCAAGAATATAAACTCCAGCTATCTGCCCTTAAATCCACCCTAGAAATTATGTTGATTGATGGAGATAAAAAAGGCCAAGAAATTTCCGTTGCCTACGAGTGCGGAATGTATATTGGTACAATAAAAGCCACAATAACCACCCTTTCCGAGCTAATTGATGACTTACAAAGTAATTAATATAATCCAGAATAGTCCCCAATGTATGGACTCTATTAAGTCCGTCCCGTGTGATGACTATAAGGCACGTTTTGAGGCGTTTATACGCGTTAAACACGGTATTATATTAACTACCACCATTGATTGGCCCAAGGTAGCACAAACCATAAATCAATCGTTATGATACAATATATAACACCCGAGGAGCTAAAGGATAACAAACAGTATATCCATATTACTGTTAAACATAATAGCTTGGGTGGGACTAATTTTCAAGGGGCAACCCATTTTACCCGTATACCCTCTTTTGATGGTTGGGATAATGTTGAGTATTATCGTTATATAGGATCACACCTGGATAATGAATCCCCGCGTAATCGTTTGGGTGGATATGTTTATATACTTGTAAATAAGGCTTATCCCAACAAGTGTAAGATTGGTATGACTACCTCCTCTCCCGAAAAACGACTTCATCAAATAAATTCTGCCGGTGTGGTTAATGATTGGGAGCTTGCCTATGCCTACAAGTGTGCTCGTCCCTATGATTTTGAGCAAGCAATTCATGTTGTGTTGGCTGATTTAAGATCTCGAGCCGACCGCGAGTTTTTTGATATTGACTTAAATGATGCTATTGGGTTGATTATTGATATGGGGAATGAGTATGGAAAACTAGATTGATAGCTAGTTTGCTTAATCCGTTGGATTAATGAGGGTATATACGGATATTTGGATTGAAGTGGGTAGCAAGCTAAATGTATAGGGTTACTTGTACCCATTCTAAATGACAGAAAAAGAACTGTCTTTTTGGCTCCCCGAGATCCCGTTCGTATATTCACGGCATGGAAGTAATAAAGGTTTTAAAAGTAATTGTTAAAAATACAAAAGTAACTGTATTTCAATCTGAAAAAGGTTTAATCATCTCTGATGCTGAAGCCAATAGAATTATTAATCAACCTAAAACATCAAGAGGTCGTGTAATGTTAAAAGAAAATTTAGTAAGATTATCTAATCCTTACCGTTTCAACAATTCATTACACTATGAATTAATTGAAAAATTAGATGATTGTTATTTTAATAACGTAATGTTAAAGAAATAAAAAACTCATTTGGAAATTTAAAAAATCATTCGTATATTCATCCCATAATAAGAAAATAAAGGTTATGCAAAACATTCAAATCGTGAAAAGAGGTCGTCCATCAAAAGTTTCTGAAGTTAAATCATTTGATCCTTCAAGTGTTAAATTGTTAAGAGGTTCTGAACTTAAGTTCAACGACTCACTATTCCAACCAATGAAAACCAATTCAGAGGTTGACGTTATTTTATCTACTGAAGGAGGTATTATGCCTGGTACTAATATGGTGCTTGTAGGTGGTCCTGGTTCTGGTAAATCTACTGTTGCTTTAGATATGTTATCTAATTTTACTCAACAAGGTTTGAAGTGTTTGTTTATTAGTGGTGAAATGGATGAGATCGCTCACTACAAATATTGTAAGCGTTTACCTAAGTTTGCTTGTGTTCAAACATTGTTTTTGAAAAACTATACTGATAATGTAAAAGAAACTTTAGAGTATGTTTTTAATCAAGGTTATGATATTATTGCTGTTGACTCGATTGCTGAGGTAATTGAAATGGTTAAAGATAATTACAAAACAACTGAAAGCGCTGCCGAAGGTTGGTTTTTACAATTACAAGATAGCCATAAAAAAGGTAATAATAAAGGTTCTTATTATACTACATTTATCAATATTCAACAAGTTACTAAAGCTGGTGAATTTGCTGGTTCTAATAGATTAAAGCATATGACTGATGCGATGTGTCATATTGAACGTTCTAAAGATGGTTTAGCTCGTTCTATGTATTTTTCTAAAAATAGAGATTGTGATAAAGATTTTAGTGTTCACTTTACAATCCATAAAGATGCTGTATTTTATTCTTACGAAACAATTAATAACTAATATATGAATAATTTGTTAGAAAAAATGAACACTAAAATCTCAAATGATTTAGAAGTTCCAAAATTAAAAATTACTTACAAAGTATCAGATAAAGCCAAATCCAAGTTTGGACATTGTCGTTATATAGAACCAGGTCATTATTTAATAAATTTATCTTCTTTTATATTAGATACTGAATTAGAAAAAGATACTATATGTCATGAACTTTGTCATGCTTATGACCATCATTATTTTAAATCATTACCACAGAATAATGATCCTGCTCCTCATGGAATTGCTTGGAAAATGTTAATGAAAGAAGTTTTTGGTTATGATAATGTAAAAGCTCAAGGTATTCATCAATCAAATCCTAGATCAAATGAGTTAATAAAAGTAGGAGAAGGGATGTATGATCTTTATGTTGAAGGTAATAAAAAAGCTATATTTAAAATTTCAGATAATATGGTTGATATAAGAACTCCTCAAAATAAATTTTTTGATAATATTTTAGAGGAAGAAAAATATATGACTATGTTTATTAATCTTTATAAAAAATAATATTATGACACAGAGTGATTTGGTTGATGTAATGCAAGAGCGTTTAGAGTGGTGTGTTGAAACAGAACGTTATGAAATGGCTGCTAGATTAAGAGACCTAATTAAATATGAAACAACTGATGATGAAGAATATAAACATCAGTACTATCTAGAGTTACTCAAAAAATACGCTCCCGAAACTCCAGAGTTTTACGAACGAATGAAAGAAAAATATAATATTGAAGATTAAAAAATAAATTTGGAAAATCAAAATAAATTTCGTATATTTACATTATGAGAAAAAACCTAAATTTTATCCCGCTAAACAACGACATTAACAAATTGTCAGCTTTCATCCCTTCACTTAATAAGGATTGGCGAACTAGTCAACGTATTAGTTCAAAACCTTTTCAAATTGAATCCCTAGATGCTGTACGTGAATTTCAACGTCAAGGTTGGAATGTTGCAGGTGCATTGGAAAATAGAGATAAAAGTCGAAAAGTTGCTAATCATTTTATTAAAATGGAACATCCCGATTTTAGAATTCTTAATAAAAAAGGTCAAACAGAAGCAGTTGCTACTATGAACATTCAAAATAGTTGTAATGGTTCTAAACCTATGGAATTGGATTTAGGTGCTTATCGTTTGGTTTGTTCTAATGGAGCTGTTGCTCATACATCTTATAGTAATGCTAAAGTACCTCATAGTGAAAAAGGTCAATATGACCTACAAGAAATCCTTTGTGATTTAGGTATTCGTACTCAAGGTGTTATGGAAGAATTTAATAAACTAAAAGAGAGTGAATTAACTCCAGCTGAAGCAATTTCAATGGCTACTAGAGCAGCTAATATTAGATTTGGTAAAGATGTAAATTTTGATGTAAGTCAATTACTTAATATAGTAAGAGATGAAGATAAAGGTGATGATGTTTGGACTGTATTTAATCGTATTCAAGAAAACTTAACTCAAGCACATCGTATTACTGATGAAAATGGTGCTATGTATGGTGCTGTTACTGATTCTAGAGAAGATACTCGTATTAATAAAGAGTTATTCCAATTAGCACACGCATACGCTTAAAAAGAAAGGAAGAAAGGGGTTGGCTTTCCAACCCCTCTTTCGTATATTGACGAGGTAGAAGAAAAATAAAGGTTATGAAAAGAATAATGTATTTACACGGTTTAGAAAGTTCCAACGTTTGTGATAAAGTTGACTTTTTACGTGAACGAGCTGAGGTTTTAGCTCCTTCAATTGATTATAATAAGCAGAGTATTGAGCAAGAGCTTATGTATATGTTTGAGGCATTTAAACCTGATTTAATTATTGGTTCATCAATGGGTGGTCACGTTGGTTTAATGTTAGCTAATTATTATAATATTGATGCTATTGTTTTTAATCCAGCTATTCACTCACGTCCAATCGAACCTAAATTAGATATTTTAGAAGCTAGAGAACCTAATTTTAATTTCCAACCCGTTGTTATTTTAGGTCTTCAAGATGATGTTATTAATCCTTTGATTACTAAAGAAATCCTTGATGATGCTTTATTTTATTATGATATTGAGGAAGTAGAAGATTTAGGTCACAGGGTTCCGTTTGATGTGTTTGTTAATATTTATAATAAATACGTAAAATAATGTCTTTTAATTATAGAGCTTACTTAAAAAATAATATCCTATTACAAGAGGAATTTCCTAGAGATAAATGGGTTGACCTTAGTGATAAAGAAAAAGGAGAATATGCTGATGATATCTTTAACCTGATCAACACAGCATATGCGCCTATAGGCGGTAATGTAAATTATAAGAGCGCAGCAGACGTATTAGGAGCGGAAGCCGATGCTGATTATGAGGTAATTAATATAGACGATGATCCTGAACCAGATGCTTTAAGTGCTTATAAGAAACAGCCTGCTGGTAATAAATTAGCCGCTATTGGACACGATGGATCTCCTGAGGCAAAATCAAAGATTATTAACCACTATGCTGACTTGTTAAATAAAAAAGGATATTATTTAGAGGTATCAGGTAAACTAAAAGATATTTTATTAGCCAAAGGAGCTCCTGTAGTTACAGATCCTGAAGTAATTAAAAAGGTATTAAAAGGTAAAGAAGTAAAAATGAATGACGACGGAACTTACGAACGTTATTTAGCTGGTGAGATGCGTACTAAAACATTGCTTGGAAATCCTATTTAGAATCATTCTAAATGACATTTCCTCCGCAGTAAATTTGGCTCCCGAAGATATCTTTCGTATATTCACGGCATAGAAAAAAGATAAAAAATAAAAGTTATGCTAAACATTAATCAAGAATTCATTTCAAAAAGTCAGATCCGCCAACAGGCCCCTTCAATCTTCACTGCTCAAGGAGCACCTGGAACTAGTGACAAGTATGCTCACATTCCTACCGACAAAATTATTGACGATATGTCAGCTTTGGGTTGGGGTGTTGTAGATGCTAAAGAAGTTAAAGCTCGTAAGGGTGTTGGTTTCCAAAAACACTTAGTTGTTTTCCGTAACAACGATATTCAAATCACTGCCGAAGATGGTGATAACGTTTTCCCACAAATCCTATTGACAAATTCACATGATGGTAAAAATGCTTTTACCTTCACAGCTGGTTTGTTCCGTATGGTGTGTGAGAATGGTTTAGTTGTTTCTTCTCGTGAATTTGAAAGTATGAAGATTCGCCACTACGGTTATTCATTTGATGAATTGCAAAACACCATTAAGTCAATTGTTGAAAAATTGCCTTTGACAGTTGAGTCACTTAATAAATTCCGTTCTGTAGAGTTAGGTCAAGAACAAATGCTTGATTTTGCTCAAAAAGCACTTGCAACTCGTTTCACAGAGGCTGAAATCGAAAACATTCAAATCGATTTTGATGATTTGCTTTCACCCGTTCGTGAGGCAGATAGAGGAAATGATTTATGGTCAGTATATAATGTGATTCAAGAGAAATTGACACACGGAATGTTTAATTACGGTTATGGAACTAAAGTTCGTAAAGCTCGTAAAATTAAGAATTTCAGTCAAGATATGGTTTTGAACGAGAAATTGTATGATTTGGCTCTTGAATACGTTCCTGCATAAGGGGCGTATTTAGGTTTGGAAATGTAAAACAAAGATATTATATTAACAACATGAACGAATTGGAAGAACAAGCAAAACAAGAGGCAATTTTTAATGCTAAGTGTGATGAAATTTTATCTAAAGCAGATAAATTAGGATTACAACTTGAAGTAGTTTGGTCTGCTTTTAAACATAAAGAACAATTCCGTGATGCTTCATTACTTGAATGTCTACAAGTAGGAGCAGATGAGTGGGATGTTTAAAAAATGCCTTGGTGTTGAAATTGGTAAACAAGACGGTCTTAAACACCGTTGAGCTTAGCTCTTGTGGGTTCAAGTCCCACCCAAGGCACTAATAGATACGATAAATGGTAATAGACATAATCATCATATTTCTAATTTAGAAATAATATGTCCTAACTGTCATGCTCAAACAGATACTTATAGAGGAAAAAACAAAAATTAAAAAATTATATATTTATAAAACACATGAAAAACCTATTTATTATCGCTGCTTTAGTTACTTTGGCTTCTTGCTCAAACGAAACTACCTCTACTCCTACAGACACAACTACTACAGACACAACTTGTGTTGATTCAGCTTGTTGTGATTCAGTATCAATGGATTCTACTTTAGTAAAGTAAAAATTGCCCCCTTAGCTCAGTTGGTAGAGCTCCTCACTTGTAATGAGGTGGTCGGCGGTTCGAGTCCGTCAGGTGGCTCAAATGGCGAGTTGGTGTAATGGTAACATATTGGGCTCATAACCCAGAGTTCTAGGTTCGAGTCCTAGGTTCGCAACTAAATGTACTTGTAAGCATACCATAAGAACTGCTTATGAGTCTTTTTCGGAAGATTGGCAGAGTGGTCGATCGCGGCAGTCTTGAAAACTGTTGTACTACAAGGTACCGTAGGTTCGAATCCTACATCTTCCACACCTTAATACCAATTCAGGTTCGTGAACAAAGGAGGCCTGCTCTTCTCGTGCAAGAAAGAAATCACGTTAAATCTCCTCATGTTAGGTGGTGGTGGTGACCTAGCAAATTAGGTGTGTAGTTCAATGGCAGAATAAAGGTCTCCAAAACCTTTGATAGTGGTTCGAATCCATTCACATCTGCAAAGTGTTGTTCCCTTGAGAAAGGAATGTTATATAGTGGCTTTGACTGAGTGCCAACAACACTAAGGGGTTCTCTCCCTTAACTTACCCTCTCGTCTAACGGCAGGACAACTGGTTTTGGTCCAGTTAATTGGAGTTCGAATCTCTGGGGGGTAACAATTGCTCGGTTCATCTATCGGTTAGGATGCTAGGTTTTCATCCTAGAAAGAGGGGTTCGACTCCCCTACCGAGTACTATTGGACCTTTAGCTCAGTTGGTTAGAGCACCGCACTCATAATGCGAGGGTCACAGGTTCAAGTCCTGTTGGGTCCACAAAATCGTTTTTATATTTTTTTCATATTTATAATTGTTCATATGAAAAATTTATTATTTACTCTGGTCTTGGGGTTATTATCTTTAACCTCTTTCGCCCAATCTTACTCTACCTCCCCAGGTACAGGTCATTGGGTAGTCGTTGATTCGGGCTATCAAGTAGGTACCTCAACAGCAGGTAATACTGTAGCTCCTCTTTATTTTCACAACACCTTAACTAGTGAGAAGATTACAGGTCTTCAATTTAGATTGTTTTATGATAATACAGCTTTTACTGCTGTGGTTCCGTCGTTAAAAATATCTGCTACTGATCAATATTTGCAGTACGTAGATAATAAAACTAACGGTTATTTAACGGTTACTGTTGTCTATACTGGCACCAGTTCAACATTTAGCTACTCCACTGGTGCAACGTTTGATTTAACGTTTACACACGCTTCTGCAGCTACTTGGAACACTTTAGACAGTATTAAAACCCTTAAAGTTACTGGTGCATTTGGTTTTTCAAACAAAGCAGCTACAAACTGGGGTAATGACACTACATTAGTCGTTTATTCTTATGGTGGTCGATTTAATCAAAAATTACTTCGATTTGCCGCTAAGTTTAAAAACGTAACAGGTTCAGATGCTAAAAACTTAACTGTTAGTTTAGAGAAAAAACCTAAATCAGGTGGTTCTTGGACTCAAGTAGCTACAGGTAAAACAAATAGTTCTGGGGTTGTTGTATTACGTAAGTTGTTAGATACAACTTATTGGGATGTTAGAATGACAGTTAAAGGAGATACAATGACTCCTGGTAATGTTATTTCAACTGCTGATGCTCAGAAAGTAAATCAAGCTATTTTAGCTCAATACACTCCTGTAGGATTTGATTATTATACAATGGATGTAAACGGACATACAGGTGATATTACTGTTGCTGATGTTTATTCTGTTTACGGACGTTTAGCCGGTAGATTTAGTGCTTGGCCTAACTCACAAAAAGATGTTTGGTTCTTTACTAAATCACAATATGATTCTATTAACGGGGCTTCTACAAACTATGTAACCTCTAAACCAGGTGTTAATAACTTTACATACACTATCAATGGTAAAGATTCTATTACTTATTGGGTAGCAGTTAAAGGTGATGCCAACGCTACAGGATTTAAAATGGCTCGTTTAACACCTATTAAAATTATTAACCAATCAAACGCTAAAAGCTACATTATTGACAACACTGTTTCTTACGATAATGTAACTGAAACTATTGAGGTTAATATGCCTAAAGTTAAGGTAGATGATGGTAATTTAGTAAACGTACCTGTTAAAATGTTAACAAACGGCAAGCAATTAGGTGCTTTACAATTAGAATTGAAATACGATACAGCATTATTAGAGTTTAAGAAAATTGATTTGTCTGAAAAAATGATGAATTGGACTTCTTATACTAATCCTTCTAATGGAATTATTGCTTTTGGTGCTGCTGACTTGACTGATAAAAATTTAGTTAATGATGGTGAACAAGTATTCAACATCCAGTTCTTTGCTAAAAAACCTCAAGACAGTTGGGCTACAGCCGCTATTTGGACAGGACCTAAATATGTTGGAGGTAATGATTCTCGTGATATGAATATCACCCCAGCTATGGGTATTGTTGAGGTTCGTAGAATTAAACAACCTATTAATGTAAATGATTTAAGTGATATTATTGTATTCCCAAATCCAAACGATGGTGAGGTTTGTGTTCAGTTTAAAGTTAATAATGATTCACAGACCGAAATTGCTATAACAGATATGGTAGGTAGAAAAGTATTAGAAGTATTAAATACTAAAATGCCTCGTGGAAGTTATAAATACTTAGTTAATTTAACTCAATTAAGTGATGGTTTTTATTTAATGTCTATTAAAACAGATACACAAATCTCTACCTCTAAAATAATTATAAATAAATAACATGTCAGAAGAAAAAGAAGAAGGCGTAATGTCAGCAACCAAAAAAGCAATTATTGGTGCTATCACTACAGCAGTTACAGCCGGCGGTGCCTGGTTTGCAACCCACTTAGGCGGTGGTGAAGAGCCTAAAGATGAAGCTAAAACAGAACAAGCTAGTCCTGCGGCAGCAGCACCTGTTGTAATTAATGTTCAACAAAGTCAAGAAAACAAGCAACAAGTTAAGCAAGGTGGAGGTACAAACACAATCATTAGAGAACGTGTAACTGAAAAACCTGCTGCTCCCGCTACTAAACCTGAACCAAAAGACGAAGAACCATGGTAAAAAATATTTTAGTTGCTTTATTATTAGTTATTTTAGTTGGATGTGGTTCAATGTCTACTACAACTGAAAAAGATGTAATTGAAAAAGCCGACATTTCTACTGTATCTGGTTATACTGATTCTATCAAGAAAACAGTTCAAGTAGTTAATGTTGATATGACTAAACTTTTTTCCTTATATCCAGCACTTCAAGAAAAGAATGTTGGATTAGGTTTTGCTGAATCTGTATTAGATTATTTAGATGAAACGAATCGCTTTGTATTTACTGAAGAGAAGGCTGAGATCAAGGAGAGGATGGTAACTCAATTTAAGGCATCTAAAAAAGGTGTTTTTGAGGAACCAATTGATGGTAAAGGAAAGATTAAAGCAGCTCAATATTTTGTATATGTTACCGTAGCTGATTTTGCTGTAGATGAAGATGAAACAGTTCAAAAAGGAAAATCAACAGTAGTTGTAACAACTTTTATTCGTCTACAAGTAAGATTTGTTGATGCTAAAACAGGACAAATATATATTGGTTCTGGTGAGGGTGAGTCACAAAAAGTAGGTGAATCATTCCTTAAAAATCTTGATATGAAGTTTTCTCAAAGTACCGTAGGTAAAGCAACTCGTAAATCGTTAGAAACGGCGTGTACCAAAGTAATTGGGAGCTTAATTAACAATGGTATCTTTACAAAATAAAATATTATTATTTTTTATGTTAATTGGACTGCCTCTCTTAGGGCAGTCCTTTACTTATTCATATATAGACCCGTGTACTAAACAAAGTAAATTTATTTACGCCGATATGAGCGCTCCAATAGTGATCTCGTATTATGGACAAATACAAACGTTTACTTACGCACAGTTAAGTGACGGTACGTTCGATACTTGGATTAATAATACTTATACCAAATACCAAAATACCTCTCCTTGTCAAGGCGTTCTTACAACTACTACAACTACAACCTCAACAAACCAAGTTTCAAATATTATTGGAAATGTTACTAATTTGTTAAGTTTAGATCTTTCTTCTATAACTGGTGGGGTTACAGGAGGAGTAGGTAGTAATGTTGGAGGAACAACTTCTTCAGGAACAGGAAGTATTAAAACAAATAAAAAAGATGGTGATAATAATTCTAATAGTAGTAATTCTAGTGATAATAGTGGATCTGCTTCTAACGAAGGAGGAAATCAAACGGGCGAAAATGGAGGAAATCCACCAGAAAATCAAAGCGGGTCTAATGGATCAGGAGGAGGAATAGTAGGTGGAAGCTCTAATTCAGGCAATAGTAATAATTCTTCTAGCGGTTCCAGTGGTTCTGGTTCTGGGTCGGGTACTGGTAGTGAACAACCAAAAACCGAAACAGAAAAACCATCGGAACAGAAAGTAGAAAATACTAAAACCGAAACCCAAAAATCTCAATCTAGTGCTACTGCAAAAGCAGCAGGTAAAGGTAAAGTAGAAACCTCAAAACCAGCAATTCTAATGACTGGGGATATTGTAGGTATTCAAACAAAATCAAATGGTGCTCAAGATGCTAGAGGTACTATGTCTTTTACTAAAGTAAAAGGAGATGGTACAGCATCAATAGGTTTTTCAGCAGATTATATGGTTAATGCTCGTATTGGAAATATTTCAGTAGTACGTTCTTGGATTGGTTCCAATAATAAAGGTAATAAACATATTAATGTTATTTCTGATGGATTAAGTATTATGCCGAGTGCTTTATCTAATACTTTATTATTTGTTAGAGTAAATTCAATTAAAAACTTTACTGCTTTGTATGGTGGTGCTGCAACCTATGGAAAATTATTTGGTGAGGAAATGATTTCAACTATTGCTATAGGTGGTTTTATGTACAAAGGAAAAGTTACTAAATCATTAGATGCTACAATTATTATGGCAGGTATTTATTCTCCTTACTCAAAATACTATACAGAATCTTTATTTAAAGCAAGACCAATTGTAGTACCATTTTTAAATTTAAATTATAAATTAACTAAAACATTTGGTGTTGGATTAACAGCTGGTGGTACTTATATAGCTGGTAAGGATATTTTAAACTTTCAAATATTATTAGGAGCAAAATTGAAGATATGAGATGGTTAATTGTATTTCTTTTATTTACAAATAATTTATTAGGCCAATTCACCTATTCGGGTTATCTCTATAATGCTAATGGATCAGGAGCAAACAATGTTCCTGTAAAACTTTATAAGAGTACAGCTGGTACTTCTACTAAATCAGGAACTTTTGCTAAAATAACATCGGGCATTCCTTCTGATAGAGGAAGAGGAACCTCAGTACTTTTTTCTACTGCTAACACAGATGAAACTTCAGTTGCTATTACATTTCCTTCCGGATTTAGTCCTTCTTATGCAGGCACTACTTATTCGTCAGGTCACGTAAATGCTAACTCTTGGTTTGGTTTTGGAACAACCTCAAGTTCAGGGTATAATGGAAATGCTACTAGTCCTAATCAACCAACTATTCATATTGGTTCGGTAGATAATAGCTCTACAGATAATAATGTTTCTTATATTTCAACTGAAAGTTATACAGATGCAACTTACGGAGATGTGTTTAGAGTAAGATACGAGGGTAACTGCAAATATAATCAAACAGGAGTAAACTACACTTGGGATTTATACTTTATTAAAAACCAATCCTCAAAACAAATAGTGGTTTGGAGAACATTTACAGCAGATGGTTCTAACCAGGAGGTGATGGGTATATCTACAGGTAGTGCTTGGCTTGAAAGTACATTAGTTACTTCAGGATCTTTCTCCGGTACTAGTTGGGAAATAAATACATCCTTAACTACTACATCCTCAACAGCATCTTTGGATGCTACTGCTTATACAAATACTTCAGGCTATTATTCTTTTTCAAGAACTACAGTAACAGGAGATCAGTTTACAATTCAAGTAGATGCTCCAACCAGAATACAAGCTTATACTACAACCGATATTCAAGCTGTTTCAAATATTGTTTTAGATAAAACATCCATTACAGGTCTTTCTTATCATATGTTTGATGTTAATGATGATACAAAAATTACCGTAGCAGATAAGTATTATGTAGCCGCAAGAAAAGCAGGTAGATTTTCTAAGTGGAGAATAGCACCTGATGTTAGAATATTTACTACAACAGAATATAATTCTATAAAAGCAGCCACAAGTAATGTTAGAGCTACTTATCCTGGTGTTTCCTCTGTTACTACTTCTACATTAACATCAGGAGGAACACTTAATTATTACTTAATAGCACCTGGTTATGCTGGATCTGTTTCTTATTAATATTTATAAAAGATGTTAAATTTTTTATTTCCTATATTATTAGCTTTAACACCTTCTGATACTACAAAGGTAAGTGTTCACGTAAATAACGTTCAACACATCCAAAAAATTGGAGATAGAGATGTTACTTTTGGTGTTAAAGAAACTGTAGAAGAATTATTAATTGGAAAAGGATATAATCCGGTTGACTCAGGAGTAGCATTTATAACTCAAGTGAGTATAGATAGTATTTACTCCCCACAACAAATAGTAAATATAATGGGTCTACAATGGTTAAAGAAAGATTATTTTGTAGAAACTAGTATATGTATTGGAAATAGTTGTTTTAAATCAGTTGGTGTTAGAAAAACCTTTATTTTCGCGGCATTTTTAAATGTTGAAAATAATGAAGTTCCGTTAAACCGAAAGGCGTTCTCGAAAGCGTTACAAGAAAGTTTAACAAAAACAACAAAACAACTATAATATGAAAAATTTCTTTAAACAATTATTCGACGACAACAACTCAATTAATGAGAAAGCATTAGTAGGTTTTATAGCTTTCTTTATGCTTTGTATTGCCCTTATTGTAGACCTAGTAACAGGCTATATGGGTACCGCTTTAGTACTTAACGAATTCATTTTTGATGGATTTATGGTAATTATTTTAGGTTCATTTGGTATCGCTTCTGTTGATAAATTTTTGAATAAAAAAGATAAACACGAAGAAGATAAAGATATAGAAGGATAATGAAATCTACGTTACTAGTTTTACTATTATCATTAACCACAACCTGTGCTTTTGTTTGTAGCTATTTCGGTGGATTAGCTATAGATAACAGTGAGCAGTATTTGGCGGTTGTGGCGGTGGCTTTTATGGATGGGTTTTTTGGTATAGTTGCTGGTACAAAGAAAGAAGGTTTTAAAACCTATAAAGCATTAAAAGTAATAAAAACAACCTTTACTTGGTTAGTTATATTAACAGTAATATTAATGGTTGAAATTGGATTTCCAGGTACGTCTTGGCTCTCCGAAACTATTATAATGCCATTTATAATCTTTCAATTAGTTAGTGCTCTAAAAAATGCTTCTAATTCAGGTTTTATTAAACATTCATTACTAAATAAAATTTTAGAAAAAATTGATAAACATAAAGATAAATAAATATGCTATTAAAAAAAGGTGACAATAATGACTTGGTTAAAAAACTCCAAGTAAGGTTAGGTGTAGAAGCAGTTGGGACTTTTGGTCCTAAGACTGAAGCCGCAGTAAAAGTTTGGCAAAAAGCTAATGGATTAAAAGATGATGGTCTTGTTGGTGATGGTACTTGGAATAAATTATTCCCTTCAGCTGCTCCCGTTGCTGTTTCTACCCCTGTAGTGGTTATTCCTCCTAGTTCATTTAAATTAGATAAGCTAAAAGGACATATTCCAGATTCAGTAATTGCTGCTATTCCTGATACTGCTGCTAAATTTAATATTACAAATGTTTTACGTTTAGCTCATTTCTTAGCTCAAGCAGGACATGAATCAGGACAATTTAAAGCCACTTCAGAAAATTTAAATTATTCATCAAAAGGATTATTAGGTATCTTTTCAAGATATTTTAATGCTGCTACTGCTGAACAATATGCTCGTAAACCTGAAATGATTGCCTCTAAAGTATATGGAGGTAGAATGGGTAATGGAGCTGAGGCTACTAAAGATGGATATAAATTTAGAGGTAGAGGATATATTCAATTAACTGGTAAAGATAACTATACTCAATTTGATAAGACAGTTCCCGAAGATATTTTAGCTAATCCAGATTTGGTAGCAGGTAAATATGCTTTAATGTCTGCTGCTTGGTTTTTTGATAAAAATAAACTTTGGAGTATTTGTGATAAAGGAGCTGATCAAGCTACAGTAACAGCTGTTACAAAAAGAGTAAATGGTGGAACTATTGGTCTACCAGATCGTATTAAACATTTCAACGAATACTATAATTTATTAAAATAATGAGCGAGTTTCAATTAAAAGAAGGACAAGGATATATTTACGTAGGTGAATACTTTCATAAATTTGGAGGTAAAGTACCTACAGAAAAGAAATTAGGTAAAATATATGATCTATTAGAAATACCTCAAATAGATGATTACGCATTCAGTTTAGACTTTACAGCAGCAGATATTTATCTTGTTGAAAATGTAGAGGTTCTTTATACTGCTTTAACATCATTATTAAGTCATGATCTTATTAAAGAGGATTGGTTTGCAGATTCAGATAATGATTTAAAAGAAAGAGTAACTAGCTTTATGAAAGCTTTTGGTTACGTTGATATTTGTGATGTTGATGGAGATGGTATTCCTGACCATCTAGACGACGTTATAGGTTAAAATCGATACCCTCTATGAACGATATGAGGTCGTTTAATATAGGCGCTATATAAAAGTGTATGGCGCCTATATGTATCGGGGTATGGATGTTAATAAAATATTTAACTTGTTTAATGGAGATGAACCTGAGTCATTAAGGGAGAAAGCCCAACAAGTAGATATTACATTAGATTATAAAAATCATCCTTTATTCTGGGTTGGTATGTTTAAGAAATTAATCCAGAATCATCAAACATTTAACGACCAATTACTTAAATTTTTTGATAAATTAGATGAGGGGTTAAATACAGCCGATATGGATAAAGCAGGTGAATATATAGTGTTTAATAGAGCTTGGGAATACATCCAGAAAGTAGACCCAGATAACTTGGTTACCCAAGAAGCCTTATATAGATTCGCAGACATACATCTTAGGGTTGCCTTAGAATTATCAATAAATTATTTCCAAGAACACGAGGAATATGAAAAGTGTTCACACCTCAAAAAGAATTTAGAATTTATAAAACTTCTCTTAACCTAAGCTTGGAGTGTCTTACTTCCAATATTATATTCCAATCACGGGAAAAGGAAAAAAGAGAATAAAATATGAAAAATAGAGAAATTATAATGAGGAGGTTAGAAAGGGCCGAATCAAACATGGAGAAATTAAATTTTGTCCTAAGTCGTCAAGGCACAAGAGAACAGTTTAATGACCTAATCCAAGAAACTAGGGAGTTAATCCAAGACACTAAATCATTCGTTCAACAAGAACCTATGAGTCAAGGAGAAGTTAATCCATTTTAATTATGAATTTAACAGCAGAACAAATCCAACAAAATTGGTTGAGATTAATTGGCTTTATTGAGGATCATATTACATCCCCTCGTAAAGAAAAATTAATTGAGTTTTATGAAGAATTTAGTGAGCGTTTAATGTTAATGCCTGCTGCTCATAAAAAAGAATACCACAATGCTTTTCCGGGAGGTTATGTAGAACATGTTAATCGAGTTATTACTTGTGCTCTTCACCTTCATGATTTGTGGGCTCAAATGGGTGCTGATGTTTCAACATACACTAAAGAAGAATTAGTATTTTCTGCCTTAAATCATGATTTGGGTAAGATGGGTGATGATGAAAATGAATCTTATATTCCTCAAACTGATAATTGGAGACGTGAAAAATTAGGTGAGGATTATATGTTTAATACTAAAGTAGCATTTGCTTCTGTTCCTGATAGAGGATTATTCTTACTCCAATCCCATGGTATCCAGTATACATTTAATGAAATGATTACTATCCAGACACACGATGGTTTATATGATGATGCTAATAAGAAATATTTAATGACTTACCTCCCAGAACAAAAACCACGTACAGCATTACCTTTTATTGTACATCAGGCGGATTTAATGGCTGCTCGTATTGAGTTTGAAAGGGAATGGTTACCTAAATTACAGGGTAACGTGGAGTCTCAAAAGAAACCATTTACATTGGGTAATAATAAATCAGCTCCATTAACTTCAGCCGCTAAATCAAAAGCATTAGGTAGCGTAAAAAGTGAAGGACTTAAAAATTTATTAGCTAACTTATGATACTAACAATTATATTACTCTCAGTATTGGTCTTGACTCTTGGATACACGACCTATAATCTTTTAAAGAAAAATGAGAAACAAGAAGACATTTTAGCAGGTTATATGACCTACTTAAATAAAATTTCAGACACTATTGAATTATCAGAGAAGAAAATGATGGAGGTAGATGCTAAAGGCAGTTTCAAATCAGATGATGAGGTAGGATTTTTCTTTGAGCAAATTAAAACCATTCAAACAGCATTAAACTCTTTTGTTATTAAAAATATTGTAAAATAATGGAAGAGGTAGTAGTAAAGAAGAAAAAAGGTGTCCAATATTTTACCCAAGACACAGAGGATGCTATTGTATTATACAATAACACTACTGATTTTGAGGTAAAAAGTAGAATCTATCACGATAGAATTCATTACGCCTTTTTTAAACTTACCGAAAACATTATTCACACCTTTAAGTTTTATTATACTGAGGTAGATAATATTGAGGATTTACAACATGAGGTAATTACTTTCCTATTATCTAAAATTCATTTATTTAATCCCGAAAGAGGGGCTAAAGCATATTCTTATTTTGGAACAATTGCTAAGCGTTATCTTATTTTATCTAATCAGAAGAACTATAAAAAACGTATCGATACTATTGGTTTAGATGCTCTTGAGGAAGATGAGGAACATTCATACAGCATTGATGATTCATCGCACGATGAGCGTCTATCGATGTTTATAGACATTTACACCGAACATTGCACCCGAAATATTTATACTTTATTTCCTAAGGAATATGACGCTCGAATTGCGGATGCTATTTTAGAATTATTCCGTAAACGAGAAAACTTAGATGTATTTAATAAAAAAGCACTTTACATTTATATCCGTGAAATAGTGGAAGTTAAAACTCCTAAAATTACAAAAATAGCAAATCAACTTTACGATATTTTTAAAGAAAACTATGTGTTTTATTTAGAACACGGATATACAAATTTTTAAGTTTCATATTTATAAGAAACTAACTGTATATTTATGTCACAATTTGATAATATAATTTTTGGGAAGAAAAAATTCTCCGATGTTTTGGAGGAAATTTATAATAACCAAAAGAAAAAAGACCAACAGGTTACTGCTTTAATTAATGAATTAAAACCTTTAATTTCCGATATTGGGGATGCTACTTTAGTAGTTCCCCTAATTAAAGAATATATGGAAATCAGTGTTAAAAATGATGATATTTTAATTAAGATGGCTGCCTTAGCTCAACGTGCTATGGCAACAGTAACATCTGATGGTTCTTTAACTATTTCTGATGAGGAAAAAGACCAGCTATTAGCTGCTATGAATGAGTTAAAAGGAGGTAAATAATGGCTAATTATGGGTTCTCAGCTTTAAATAATAATCTTAATGCTAATTCTAACAATGGATTTAATGTTGCAAACGCTATTTCCCAAGCCAATTTAATTAGAGCAGTTAGAGTATTAAGTATTGTTTTAGACGAAACACACCCACGTTTTAAAGAATTAGGTGAATGGAATGCTTTAGGTATTGTTGAATATGAGGATGTTATAAATCCTTTACCTTCTCCATCATTACAAACAGCACGACCATTAACAGGTAATTTTAAAAATTTACCTTTAATTAATGAAATTGTTTATTTAATTGGACTCCCTAATACTGATATTGCTTCAATATCATCTAATTCAACCGAATATTATATTAATATAGTTTCGCTTTGGAATCATCCTCATCATAATGCGTTTCCAACTTCACCTAATTCATTACCTCCAACTCAACAAAAAGATTATATCCAAACCCAAGCAGGTAATGTTAGAAGAGTAACAGATCAATCCACAGAAATATTTTTAGGTAAAACCTTTATTGAACGTTCTAATATTCATCCTTTATTACCTTTTGAAGGTGATATGCTTTATGAAGGTAGATGGGGTAATTCAATTCGTATTGGTTCTACTGTTAAAGATACTCCTAACAATTGGTCAACAGTTGGTACAAACGGAGATCCTATTTTAATTATTAGAAACGGACAAGGTATTCAAACAGAAGAAGGTTGGGTACCAACAGTAGAGGATATTAATAATGATGATTCCTCAATTTATGTTGCAAGTACTCAAAAAATACCTTTAAAAGCATCAAGTACTATATATGATAGCTATAGGACAGCCCCTACAGCACCTGATCAATATTCTGGAAAACAAGTTATCCTAAATTCAGGTCGATTAGTATTTAATACTACTCAAGATCATTTATTATTAAGTTCTAATCAAACAATAGGGTTTAATGCCGTTAGCGGTTTTAATTTTGATACTAAAGGAAATTTTGTTGTAGGATCTCCTTCAATTAAACTAGGTTCTAAAAACGCTACTGAACCTTTATTACTAGGTAATAAAACAACAGATTTATTAAGTAAACTAGTAATTAATTTAAAAGCATGGATGACAATAGCAAGTCCTTTATTTGCTTCTACTCCTGGAGGTGTAGCTGGTTTGCCAACTATAACTTCCCAACTTGTTAGTATTTTAAGTGAATTAGAAACTAATTTAAACCAAGGAACAATAAAATCTAAAAACAATTTTACTACCTAATGGCTACTCTACCAGATATAAATGTTCAAGATTATCAAAATTCTATTCCTAATAGTTTAAAACCTCAAGGTACAGAAAAATTAGGTATTATTATATATGACAAAGGCAAAGTTATTCAACAATTACTAACTCCGATTGCTATTAAATTATTAAATGAAGCAACTTCTACTGATGGGCTTTGTATTTCTCAACCTATTTTAGAAAAAGTAATTTTACAACGGAATGCTTTAGTAACTCAATTAAACCAAATAGGAAGAACCTTAGATACTATAACTAAATCTATCACTGGGCTAAACACATTTTTTAATTTAGTAATTACTACAATAGTAACTATAGATTTAACAGCTATTGCTGCTTCTGCTGCCTTAAAAGTTCCTCCTTTTGCAGCTATAGCTCCAGGAGCTATAACTTCTGCATTAAATGATATCCAAACTTTAATTAGAAAATTAACATTTACTACTACTGGTGCTTCTAAATTAGAAAAAATTCAAAAAACAATTGCTTCTGCTGGGGTTTCTATATCTTTAGTTAATGGATATATTTTAACAATAGTTAATATATTAAATTCATTAGATGCTATTTTAGTAAAATGTAGTCCAAATTCTACATTTGAACCTATTTCTAAAGGAATAAAAAATAGTGCGGATGCTCAAAAACAAGCAGAAACTACAATAAATCAAACAACATATAATGGTTTTATTATTGAAATAACAGAAGTACCTTATACACCTACTGTTACTCGTAGGCGTGCTATTGGTAAAAATCAACAAGGTATAATTTTAATACAAACCGAATTATCATTTACTACTGATCCATTAACTTTAATTAATGAATTAAAACTAATAATCGACAGAGACAATTTAAAAGCTTATTAACTTAATATTTATAAACAATGAAACCATCAGATTTTAAAAAAATTATTAAAGAGGCAGTAAGGGAAGCTATTCAAGAAGAATTGAAAGATATTCTATTGGAAGCTGTTCGTGCCCCTAAAACAATTGTTACGGAGTCAATTAAGGACACTTACGCACAACCACATCTTTCAAAACCAAAACAATTAACTCCTGCTGAAAGACAAGCAATGTTTGGAGGTATTTTAGAGGAAATGCAAGTTGGAGGAGCAGCAACTACCGCCTATGCTGGTAATTTTCAAGCAAACGGACCCGTAGATGCTGTTAACGGAGCATTACCTGAAGGTAGTGTTGGATTAGACCAAATAATGGCTTTAATGAATAAATAATGGCTTTCGGAGCAAAAAAGATATTCCCTATAGATACTCAACCAGGAACGGCTGTTGGGGTGGATATTCCTTTTAATGCTCCTGCTGTTTTTAAACCAAATTATACTACTCAAGCATCAATCAAAAATAATTTAATTAATTTCTTTTTAACAAATAAAAATGAAAGATATTTAAATCCAACTTTTGGTGGTGATTTACGAGCTTTTATATTTCAACAAATAACTGAAGGAAATTTAGATTACTTAAAACAAGACATCCAGTCTCAATTAGGTATATATTTTCAAAACGTAATTATTGGAAGTTTAGATATTTTATCTTCACCTGATATTAATCAAATTAGTGTAATATTAAAATATAGTATAAAAGATACTGGATTGACTGACGAAATACAATTAGCATTTATATAATGGCTACTAAAAAAAGAAATATAACCTATATTAATAAGGACTTTAGCGAACTAAGGGCTAGTTTAATTGACTATGCTAGAACTTATTTTCCTACAACTTATAATGATTTTACTCCTACCTCACCAGGTATGATGTTTATGGAGATGGCTGCCTATGTAGGTGATGTTTTATCATTCTATATGGATAACCAAATCCAAGAAAACTTTTTACAGTATGCTCGTCAGACAAATAACTTATATGAACTGGCTTACATGTTTGGTTACAAACCAAATGTAACTCAAGTTGCTTCATCCCCAGTTGATTTTTACCAACAAGTTCCTTCAGTTTTATCTGGTTCAACTTATTTTCCAGATTTTACTTATTCTTTATTTATTGATTCAAATGCTGTAGTTAGATCTACAAGCAATACTAATGTTTCTTTTTTAATTGAAGATCCAATAGATTTTTCAGTATCAAGTTCAGGTGACCCAACTTCAGTTTCTGTGTTTTCATTAAGTGGAAACAATCCAACCTATTATCTATTAAAGAAAACTAGACAAGCATCATCTACTACTATTAATACTACTACTTTTTCATTTGGTGCTCCTGTTCCTTTCAATACAGTAGAAATTACAGGTGAAAAGATTGTAGGTATTTTAGATATTACAGATAGTGATGGAAATATTTGGTATGAGGTAGATTATTTAGCTCAAGAAACAGTATTTGATTCAATCAAAAATACTAATACAAACGATCCTAACTTATCACAATATCAAGGAGACACTCCTTATTTATTACAACTACAGCTAATCCAAAGAAGATTTGCTACTCGTTTTATAGACTCAACAACATTACAACTTCAGTTTGGATCAGGTACTACAGCAGACAATGATGCTGAAATTATTCCTAACCCCGATAACGTGGGTTTAGGATTACCTTTTGGACAAAGCAAATTAACAACAGCTTTTTCACCAAATAATTTTATATTTACAAATACTTATGGTATTGCACCTTCAAATACTACTTTAACAGTAAGATATTTAACTGGTGGTGGAGCAGAAGCAAACGTACCGTCAAATGATTTAACAAATATAACAGCTAATATTAGTTTTTTAAATAATAATTTAAATTCCACTACAGCAAATACTATATTTAATTCATTAGCTGTAACTAATCCATTGGCTGCCGATGGAGGTGGAGATGGAGATTCAATAGAGGAAATTAGACAAAACGCTTCAGCTAATTATGCTTCCCAGTTACGTAACGTAACTCAAGATGATTATTTAGTAAGAACGCTTTCAATGCCTGCTAAATACGGGGTTGTTGCTAAAGCTTTTATTGAACCAACTAAAGCTCAGTCCCAAACATCAGGACAAAATGCCTCAATTTTAGATTTATATGTTTTAACTTTTGATGTTAACAATAAACTAAACACAGCCTCTCGTGCTTTAAAACAAAATATTACTACTTACCTTTCTCAATACAGAATGGTTAATGATTCTGTTAATATTAAAGATGCTTTTATTATAAACATAGGAGTTAATTTTGATATTATTATATTACCTAATTTTAATAGTAATGAGGTTTTATCAAAATGTATTTTAGCATTACAAGATTTCTTTGCTATTAGTAAATGGGCAGTTAATGAACCTGTTGTATTAAGAGATCTTTATATTTTATTAGATGCTATTGAGGGTGTTCAAACAGTTAAATCAGTTAACATTACTAATTTAGTAGGAGAAAATTTAGGATATTCACCTTATGCTTACGACATAAAAGGTGCTACAATTTCTAATGTAGTATATCCTTCACTAGACCCAAGTATTTTTGAAGTAAAATACCCTAACACAGACATCCAAGGAAGGGTGGTAAATTTATAACAAGATGGCAGTATTAAAAATATTCCCCGATAAAGACGCTACATTATATTCTCTATTCCCTAACATGAATACGGGATTAGATGAAATAGTTGAAGCTACTCTTACAACATTTGCTTATTCAAACCCAAACCCACAAGCAAGTAGATTTTTAGTTCAATTTGCTGATGCTGACTTAGCCTCAGCTATTACTCTAATCCCACAAACTAAATTTAATAATAATAACTGGAAAGCCCAACTACAATGTTTTGTAGCCACGGTTACAGGAATTGCTGTTGATACTACTGTTAAATGTTTTCCTGTAGGAGTTTCTTGGGGTATGGGAACAGGTCGTTATTTAGATGAACCTATTTCAACAAATGGTTGTAGTTGGAGTTGGGCAGATTACTCAGGAAGTCTTCCTTGGACAGCAAGTATTCCAACAGGAGCTACTGCTTCTTATACTTCTTCAGTTTATCCTGGAGGTGGTGTATGGTATACAGGATCTCAATATTCCTCATCAGTTACTTTTACTTATAGAACAGATAAAGATCTTAATTTAGATGTAACAAATACCGTTAAAGCATGGACTACATCATCAGGAGCTATTCCAACCCAAAAATTACCTAATTATGGATTCTTATTAAAACAAGAATTAGAATGGGTAAACAATAAAGACTACCAACCAGAATTAAAATATTTTTCTGTTGATACTAATACGATTTATCCTCCAGCTCTACAAATTAGTTGGGATGATTTTGTATTTAATACTGGTTCTTCAACACAAACAATTTTAAATACACTTCCTGCAACAATTACTTTAGCACAAAATCCAGGAACATTTTATAGTGAAAGTATTAATAGATTTAGAATAAATGCTCGTCCTGAATATCCTATTCAGTTATGGCAAACCGAATCAGTTTATACTAACAATTATTATTTACCTACAGCATCTTATTGGGCTGTTAAGGATTTAGAAACTAATGAATATATTGTTGCTTTTGATTCTACTTATACTAAATTAAGTGCTGATGCTACCTCTAGTTATTTTGACTTACATATGAATTTCCTCCAACCAGAAAGATATTACACTATTTTAATTCAAAGTACTATTGATGGTTCAACAGTTGTATTTAATGACCAATACTACTTTAAAGTAATTAACGGATAATGGAGCAAATAAACTTAAATAAACAAGTTTATGATAAAAATCAATACCAAAAGGTAATTGATACCTCCTTTACCCAATTAGTTAATGTTTCTTCTTCCTTATCTGCTTCTTTACCCGTAATATCTGTAGATCAATTTTTTCAATATTATCAAGATTTGTTCTATATTATACCTAAACTTGGAGATATAAATTCTCATGAGTATCTTATAAAAACAAGTACTGATTATATTGGTACCTCTCAACAAACAAATGATACAATTCAAGCGTTAGTTGAGGAAGTAACATCTTTAAGACAAGAAAACCTTAGTTTCCAACAACAAATAATCTCAGGAAGTATATAATGGCCGAAATAGTTAACATAAATCCCGTAAACCCACTTACATTTGAATTACAGGAATATTCTGTTTCTGATAGTTCTCTTATTACTTCATTTAACATAGATACTACATTTAATCCTAATCTGGATTATTTAGAGTATTTTGTTTATGATTTAAATGGTAATATTTTAGTACAAAACGTTAGTGGGTATCCTGGATATAGATTAATTAATAATGATGTTGTTTTAGATCCTGAGGTTGATTTAAGAGCTTATGGTTATAATGAAGGTCAATATAATACTTTATATAATTTTTTAAGCCCTAAATTAGGTTCTAATAGTTTTACTACTTACTACATCTCAGAAATTAGTTCAGACAGAACAGAGGTTAGATTAGATACAACTTCTATTCCTAATACTTTAGTAATTTCTTCGGCAACAGAGTTAATTAATGATATTACAAATTCTACAGGAAGTTACTATGATTTTTACTTAGATTTTGGTAATAATGATTTAGTTATTGCTGTTAATGCTTTATTAGATACTACAGACCCTACTAATCCTACAGTTTTAATTAAGTTATACGAACCATTACCTTCTCAATTTATTTTACAATCTCAATTATGGGTTGTAACTCAAGTATCAGAACCGGTTGCTTATAATATTAATATTTCTCAAACCTTTGATATTGCTGATAATAATATACAATTAAGAGGTCCTAATACTAATATTAGTGTTAAAAACCAAATAAATAACTCTACTGATTACTCTAGCTACCAATCATTATCTGCTACTACAGCTAAAACAGGATCTAATAGTTTACAATACCAATTAAACAATTTATTAGCTCAAACAGGGGTAACAGTAAACGTAGATTATTCTGATTATTCTAATTTTATACATTTTTCTAATGCTCAAGTAAGATTAGAAAATTTTTATTATAAATTATCGTTAATTGAACAATATTCTTATAGTTCAAGTTTATCCGATAATGCTCCTGCAAACTACTATACATCTCAAAGTAGTGTAATCTATCAAAGTAAGATAGATGCTATTATTACTACTTTTGATAATTACGAGTACTATCTTTATTACAACTCAGGTTCAACTAATTGGCCTAAATCAAATACTGCTCCCCCATATGTAAACGTACCTACAACCTCCTCAGCAGGTTTAACTTGGTTTGCAAACCAATCAGCAGTAGCAGAATTATATGATTCTGAAAACAACGATGCTTTAACTTTAGCTATTCCTTCATACCTAAGAGATGATGATAATAACCAACAATATATTTTGTTTATTGAAATGGTTGGTCAATTATTTGATGAGGTATTTGTCTATCTACAGGGAATTACAGATAAAGCAAATAATGATAACAGATTAACGTATGGTGTTTCTAAAGATTTAGTAGCCGATGTTTTAAGAGATTTAGGCATTAAAATTTACCAAAACAACTTCTCATCAAACGATCTTTATCAGGCATTAATTGGTATAACTCCTTCAGGTAGTTTATATAATTTACCTTTTACTACTCCGACCCTACCAGTGCCATCAGGATCGGGTTTACAATATATAACAACGTATATAACCGCATCAACTACCAGTTCGTTGATGCCCACGTACGACATAAATGCCTCTATTTATAAACGAATATATAACAGCGTTCCTTATATTTTAAAGAAAAAAGGTTCATACGCTGGTTTAAGAGCTTTAATTAATTTATTTGGGGTTCCGGATACTGTATTAAGAATTTCTGAATTTGGAGGTCAAAACAAAGTTAATACTAATGATTACGATTATTGGTATAATCAATTTGATTATGCTTTTTACACCTCAGGTTCAAACTATGTAACTTCATCTTTTAGTTTAAATACTAATTGGGCCTCTAGTAACAATGTTCCTCAAGCCATAGAATTTAGATTTAAAACAGATGGTTTATCTCAAAACACAGCAAGTATTGCCTCTCAAAGTTTATGGGAAACTGATACTTTTGTTAAACTAGTCTTAAAATATACTGGTTCAGGATATGCAAGTGGTTCTTACTCAGGTTCAGTAGTAAATCCTTATAACCAATACGCTAAGTTAGACTTTTCACCCGACCCAACATCACCAAATACTTCAGCAAGTATATATTTACCTTTTTATGATGGAGGTTGGTGGTCTGTTTTAGTGAATAAAGAGGGTACAAATTATACTTTAACAGCTAAGAATAAAATTTATATTGGAGATGATGGTAACTTTATAGGTTTCCAAGCATCTGCTTCCGTAAACCCATTTACAGCAGATCCTTGGAATAATGCTACTAAATCTTATTTTGGTATTTCATCTTCTTTATCAGGAAAAATATTTACTGGTTCTTTACAAGAAATTAGGTATTATACTAATGCTTTATCTCAAAGTAATTTTGATGATTATGTAATGAACCCTTATGCCATTGATGGTAATTATGTTAATTCTGCCCCTTATGTTTTAGCTTTTAGAGCACCTTTAGGTTCAGACTTAATTACAGGTTCAACTACCTCTATACATCCTAAAGTAACAGGATCTTGGGTTGCTACCTCTTCATTTGCCTCTAATAGTAGCTATTATTATAAATCAACACCTGCTTTTGAAAATAATACAGAAGTTATTTTTGTAAATGAGTTTCCAGCAGGTATTAAAAATAGGATTTCAAACAAAATCCAACAACAAAATCTAATACTACCTTATAGTTCTAGTACCGATCCTAATACTCCTTACAATCAAGTATTATCCCCATTCAGATCAATACAACAACAAGATGCATTGAGTGGTTCGTATACTAAAAACATTAACTATGTTGAAATCGCTTTTTCACCTCAAAATGAAATAAACGATGATATTAACGAGCAATTAGGTTATTTTAATATTGGTGAGTATATTGGAGATCCAAGATTACAATCATCCCAAGCAGAATCATATCCTGCTTTAGATGCTTTAAGGGATGCTTATTTTGAAAAATACTCTTCTAATTATCAGTGGTTTGATTATATCCGATTAATTGAGTTCTTTGATAACTCTTTATTTAAGATGTTACAAGACTTTATTCCAGCTAGATCTGATTTGGCTGCGGGTATTGTAGTTAAACAACACGTTTTAGAAAGAAATAAATATCCTACGCCACAAGTAACACTTACTGCCTCTTTAGCTAATATTGCCTCAGGTTCAACAAATATTCCTTATGTTGTTCAAGACCAAACTATTACTGCCTCAATTTTAGTAGGAAACATTACTGGAAGTAATGGAGGTACAATGCCTGATTTGTTTGGTCAAACCCAATCTTTTAATTATTTTTCAAACATTACTCAAAGCTGGTCAGGTAGTAATTTAACTCCTTCTGGTTATGTAGGATATATTCACGATTCTCAAGATGAATTCTTTAATGGAGAATTAAGTGGATCCGTATTAACAGTTACAACAGGATCATTAAGTGATTGCCAAGTTGTTTTACACCAAGCATACACTACAGGTTCTATAAATGGACCATTTACAGGAATAACTTTTTATTATTTTTCAGATTATGATTTTGAAACTAATAAAACATATTATTTAACTTTTACTGAAGCAAATGATGCTTTAGCTATTGGGTCAGGAGCAGTCCAAATTTCAGATTCATCCAATGTATCAGGAAATCAAAGAGTTATATATTCTGGAAGTGGTGATTTAGCTCCTGGTACATCCAGAACTATAAATAATTTAGAGGTTCAAGGTATTATACCTCCTTTATTGTTTACAACAACTAATGTTTCAGCATATCTTACAGTAACTGCCTTTACAGCATCTGTTGCTTTTATAGACCAAGATTGTGAAGTTTTATCTGGAGATGTACAACTTGAAAGACAAAGTTCTAAATATATGTTGGCTGACTTTAACAATAGTTTTACAACAGCCTCTAACGAGGCCGCTATTTTAGGAGGTTATGCTACTAAAGCTTCAGTTCAAGACTCAAATTATACCTCTTATAGAGTAGCAAATCCAAGATACTATGGTTCTAGAACCACATCATCAGGATTTAACTTACCTATGACTACAGGTAGTTCAATTGGTAAAGTACCTAACGTAGAACAATTAGGATCATACTTTATATATTTTGATTGGGTTGGTTCGGCCAATCCAGAAGTAAAAAATGCATATAATGTTCACGCTAAATTTATGGTAGATGAATTAGGAAATGTTATTAATCCTGGAAACTCATCTTCAGCTTATTACTATAATTTAATAGATACTTACCCTGATAAGTCAACTCCTACTTTAGCTTTATATAATACAGCAGGTAGTGATGGGGGTTCAAGAACATTCCCTGTAATTAAACCAGGAGTAGAGGTTTGGCCTATTATTTATACTGACAGTGGATCTTTAGGAAATGGATTTTTATCTAGTATTGATTTTGATATAGCTCCTGGATTATATAATCAACCATATGCTTTAAGTGTAGTAAGTACTGGACAAAATATAAATTCTGGAGTTACAGCAACTGCTAGTTTTAATACTATTCAAATTGATCAAGCAGGAGGATTTAATAATACAACTTATGTTTATACTGTTCAAAACACATCCCCAGTAAAATCAGCTTTTAGTGCCTCTTTTGATATTGAAAATTTAGGAGGAGGTACCACAAGTGTTCAAGTTAAATTATTAGAAAATAATACCCAAGTAGCTCAACAAACTCAAACATTAAACTTTGGTGATACCAATAGTTTTCTTGTAACTTCTAGTTTATACCTTAACTCAGGTTCACAATATTATATAACTATAAGAACAACAGCTGAAAATGTAGATGTATCTTTAAATTCTTGGACTATTAATCCTATAATAAACAATGTAGTTGTTAATACCCCTTATTGGACAACAGGTAGTGTTGTTACTTCAGTTTTAACATCATCAATCACTTTAGGACCTCTATATGGAGCTTACCAACAAAACCCAGTAGCTGGAACTGGATTTAATGATCCTTTATTATTGACTATTAACCCATATGATGAAATAAGATTTAATGGAAGTGAAAATTATGTTGCTACAATTCAATCTTCATCTTTTAATAGTACTACAGGCTTATTTTATTTATATTTACAAACCCCTATAAACACTTCAACTATTAATACTAATTATTTTTTAATTAGAAGATATGTGACTAATCCAAGTTTAATACTTGTTAGATCAACTTCATCTATAGTAAATGCTGGAGGTGGAACAGGATTCTTATTACCACAGTACAAGTCTCAAGCTTTAACTACTAACTTTAACGATATCATTCAAAACTTAGCATCGAAAAACTTAATTTAACATATTTATAACAAAATATTAAACTCAAATGGGATATTTAAATAATACAGTAGTAACAGTTGATGCAATCTTAACAGATGTAGGACGTCAATTATTAGCTCAAAACGATGGTCAATTTAGGATTACACAGTATTCTTTAGCAGACGATGAAATTGATTATTCATTATATAATCCAACCAATCCTTCAGGTTCTGCTTATTATGGTGAAGCTATTGTGAATATGCCTTTATTAGAGGCTTTTCCTCAAGCTACTCAAACTATGAAATATAAGTTAGTAACTTTACCTCGTGGAACTGCTAAAATGCCTATTATTAATATTGGTTATTCTTCAATTATTATTAAACAAGGTGCTTCATTAGCAATTACTCCTCAAACATTAAAT